CAGAGGTTGTTCTCGGAGTTGATCCGGTCGAGGAACAGGACGCCGGGCTCCGCCCACTGCCAGGCCGAGCGCATGATCGTATCCCAGAGCGCGCGGGCGCGGATCGTTCGGTGGACGATGCCGTCGAAGCGGAGGTCGAAGTCGAGGTCGTCGCGGACCGCCACCATGAACTCGTCGGTCACGCCGACCGAGACGTTGAAGTTCGTGAGCGTCCGCTCGTCGTGCTTCGCCCTGACGAACTCCTCGATATCCGGGTGGTCGACCCTCATGACGCCCATCTGGGCGCCGCGCCGCTCGCCGGCGGAGGCGATCGTCTCGCATCCGGCATCGAAGATTCCCATGAACGACACGGGGCCCGAGGAGCGCGAGCCTAGCTTTCGGATCTCGGCGTTCCTCGGTCGGAGCGTCGAGAAGTCGTAGCCGATCCCGCCGCCCATCCGCATAGTAACGAGCGCCTCGCCGAAGCGGGCGTGGATCGAGCCGCCGCCGTCGACGAGCGAGTCCTGGATCTCGCCCGAGACGTAACAGTTGAACGGGGTGACCTTGCGAGCCGTCCCGACGCCCGACAGGATCCGGCCGCCGGGGAGGAAGCTCTGGTCGAGGAGGAGGTCGCGGAACGCCTGGAAGTGGTCGTCGCCGTCCGCGAGCTCGCTCGCGACTCGGGTCGCCGCCTCCTTGAACGTCTCCGAGGGGCCGCGGTACTTGAAGGCGTGGACGCGCTCGGAGATCTCCGTCCGTGGGCCGCTCATTCCTGTTCCTCCCGAAGCCCGGCGCCCTGTTCGACGCGGACGCCGGGGATCCGGACGATCACGTCGACGCGGCCGGTCGACTCGTCGACCATCTTCTCGCCGAACTTCGGGAGACGCTTCGTCTCGATCGAGAGCTCGCTCGACGGGATGACGAAGCCGTGGACGTCGACGAGCTCGATCTCGGAGCCGTCGGGGGAGATGAAGACGCGGACGCGGTCGGTAGTGGTCATGTCGCGATCGTAACCTGTTCGGCGGCCCTGGTGACCGCGGTGTACTTCCAGGCGCGCGCGTCCTGTCGGAAGACGCCGCTCTCGTCGCGTACGAGCACGCGGTCCCACTGCGAGCCCTGGGCCTTGTGACACGTCACGGCGTACGCGAAATCGAAGTGGTCGGCCTCGCCGTACTCCCACGGCTTGAGCTCCTTCGAGCGGTCGAGCTCGCGCGACTTCGGATCGCTCGGCTCCTGGAAGTAGTGGGCGTGGGCGATCGTCGCCTGTTCGAGGCCCGTGTCGACGTCGACGAGCTTGAGATCGAGGAGGTCGCGGCCGAGCGATTCGCACGACCGGACGACGAACTGGGCGCCGTTGAGGAGCCCGACTTCGTGGTTGTTCTTGAGACAGATGAGCCGGTCGCCCTCGACGGGGATCGGACAGTCGATCCCGCGGCGGACGCGCGCCTTCGCGTTGAACCGCTTCCGGCTCTTGTTCGTGCCGACGATGACCTGGTCCGCCGCGTCGATCTCCTCGATCGGGATGTCGCGTACCCGGCAGATGCGGGAGTCGCCGTAGCTCCCGGCCTCGAGCCGCCGTCCCTGGCGGATCGCCGTCGCGATCTGGAGGACCGGACTCTCGGCGGCCTGGCGATGGATCTCGGTGAGTTCCACGTCCGGCCGGCCCTTCGTGAAGAACCCGCCCCCGCCGACCGGCGGGAGCTGGGCGCGATCTCCGAGGACGAGGATCGGCTTCTCGAAGGACAGGAGGTCCTCTCCCATCCGACGGTCGACCATCGATACCTCGTCGATGATGATGAGGGACGCCTCCGACGCGGGCCCGTCCTCGTTTAGCACGAACGACGGGGACCGGTGGGCGTCCTCCTCCCTCTTGATGTCGGCCCGGACCCGGGCGACCGCCTGGCGGTTTTCCGGGGCGTCGGGGAGCTCGAGGAACCGCGCTAGCTGGGCCTCGAGCTTCTGGAGCTTCTCGGTCGACTTCTCGACCGGTTTGTAGATCGACTGGTGGATCGTCTTCGCGTCATGACACCCCTTCGAGCGCATGACGTACGCCGCCTTCCCGGTGAAGGCGGCGAAGAGGGTACCGGGCTCCGCGAGCTCGATAGCGATCGTGGTCTTCCCGGTACCGGCGTAGCCGAAGAGCCGGAAGACCTGGCGGTCGCGGCGCTCGCGCCACCGACGAACCGCCTCGATCGCCTCGACCTGTTGCGGGGCCCAGTCCATTACAGAGCTCCTTCTTCCTTGCGGAAGACGGTGTCGATCGTCCGCCCTCGATCGTTCATGAGATAGACCCCGATCGCCTTCGGCGTCGTCTTGTCGATCGTCGTCGATACGGCGTCGTGAGCTCCGTCTCGTTCCATGGTGATGGTGAACTCCGAGGGTCGCCCCTCGACCGGGTGTATCTGTACCCGGTTGCACTCGTAAACGGAGTCGTGTGCTCCGTCGGTCACGATTCGTACGAACATAGCTTTCTCTCTTTCTTGCTACTCCCACAAACAAGAACGGGCGCCGCGACGCGGGAAGGACGCGGTGCCCTACGGAGTCAGAACGCCCCGTCCTCGGACTCGCGGTCGGTCTCGCCGCCGTCGGGTCCGGCGTCGACCGTCGAGTAGTCGGCCTTCGCCGCGCCCGTGTCGAGCGCGTTGTGGAGCGCCTTCGCCGCCTCGTAGACCGGGTGGCCCGAGGAGACGTGGGACGAGACCGGGTTCGGCTTGCCGTCCTCGCCCGCGACGAGCGGCTCGAGGAGGAAGTTCTTGTACCGATTGCCGGCCTTGTTCTTGTCGTCGACCGACGTGAGCCGGACGCGATGGGCGAAGATCGGGGCGTTCTTGAGCGCGACCGCTCCCTTGATCTTCGTGACGAACGTCTTGTACCGCTTGATCTTCGAGCGGTCGAAGGACACGACGACCCACTGGGGCGTCGGGGTGTCGTCGTCCGACAGGACGACGCAAAAGAGCGAGTACGTGAGCTGGAGGAGGTTCCCCGCCTCCGTCGTCATGCCGCGCTCTTTCCCGCCGTTGCGCGCTCTCGCCTCGGCGACGATCGGCGAGCCGATCGGGTGGACGTCGACGAACTCGCCGGACCCGCCGCCGCCGTCCGTCCACTCGACGTACGTCGTCTGCCGCATCGCGACGCCGAGCCGGAGCCCTTCCTTGCCGTCGATGAGATCCTGGGTCGACTTGTTCACGAACATCCCGGCCTCGGCGCCGGCGATGTACTTCTCCTCGCCCTCGATGCACTCCTTCGAGTCCTTCTGGAGGAGCCCGATGAAGGGGATGAGGATCTCGTCCATACCGAAGTCGGCGCCGGCCTTCGCGTCGGCGCCGAAGTCGATGGGGGTCGCGAGGGCGTTGTTTGGAGCCTCCGCGATTTCGGTCTTCTTGTTCTTTGTCATCGTTCTCTTTCTCTGGTCTTTGGGGTTAGACGTCCTCGTCGGACGCCTTCGGTTGCACGATCCGCGCTCTCGAGTAGGGGTGGGCCCCCAGCATCTCGAGCGGGACGTCCTCGCCGGCCTCGAGCCTCGCCTTGACGATGCTCTTGAGCGTCGAGGAGTGGACGTCGGGCGCCACCATCGGCGCCACGCCGTTTCCTCTTAGGAGCTCCGCGATCTCTCGCGCTCGCTCCTCGGAGTTCTTGGGGAACCTGGCGGTCACGGACCACCGGGCGGCCTCGCCGTAGCCGATGTCGACGAGCCACTGGAGGACCTCCTTCTTCTTGTCCTTGGGGACGGAGAGGGAGAGCTTGTCGTCGACGACGAGCTTCGCTCCGCCGGCGAGGGGGAGACCCTCAAACCCGAGGTCCTCTAGGAGGGTCGGGATGTCCTGGTCGGTGATCGCGCGGAGCGCGGCGGTCGCGGTGTCGAGCTCGGCCTGGGCCTTGTCGACCCGGGCCTCGGCCTTCTTCATCGCCTCGACCATCGTCGAGAGTCTGGCGAGGGTGTCTTCGTTCTGGGTCATATCCATTCCTGGAGTTCGTCCCCGGTGACGACTCCGGCGAGTTCGTGCTTCCGCCGGAGCGCCGCGAGGATCTTCTCGTCGACGGAGTCTCGGGCGACGAGGTCGACGTAGGTGACGGGGTTGTGTTGTCCGATTCGGTGGTTTCGGTCCTCGCTCTGGAGTCGGAGGAAGAGCTCGAAGCCGTTGTTATAGTACACCGAGGTCGTCGCCCCGGTGAGCGTCAATCCGGATCCGGCAACCTTCGGCTTCGCGACGAAGAACTGGACGTCCCCCGCCTTGAACGCGGCGCGCGCCCGCTCGCGGGCGTCGGCATCGACGCGGCCGTCATAGGTGACGAACTTCCGGCCCGTAGACGCGAGTCTACGCGAGACGAGGTCGATGTCGATGTCGTACTTCGCCCAGACGATCGCCTGGGACTCCAGGCCCTCGATCGTCTCGGTGAACGCCTCGAGCCTCGGGTTCTTCTCGCAGATCTGGACGTGAGGCTCTCGCGAGCCGTCCTCCGCCGGGAGGTAGCCCGAGACGATCTGCTGGAGCCGGGTGAGAAGGACGAGCGCCATGTCGGCCGTGACCGTGCCGGCGCCGTCCACCGTGACGCGGAGGTCCTCGGAGAGCTCCTCATAGATGCGCCGCTGGGCGGGCTCGAGGTCGAAGTACGCCTTCTGGTAGATCTTCGGCGGGAGGTCGGGGAGGACGTCCCTCTTGAGGAGCCGGTCGCCGAGGGACGCGACGACGGCCGCGACCTCCTCGAGGTTCCGGTACGCGACGAGGTCGCCGAGCTCCCATTTCGAGTGATAATCCTCGCGGTTCCAGACGCCGTACCGGAGCTGGAACGCCTTGAAGTCCTTGAGATCGTGGACCCTCTTCCAGATATCGGGGTCCGCGAACCGACACTGGGAGTACGCATCGAGCGGCTTGTCGGGGACCGGCGTTCCGTTGAGGACGCGACGGTAGTCAGAGACCTTCGCTAGCGCGAGCGCGCGCTTCGTGATCTTCGTCCCCGGTCCCTTGATGACCCACGACTCGTCGGCGATCGACATGATCCGACGGTCCTTCCGTAGCTTCTTCACGGCGAGCCGAGCTCGCTCGGTGCGGAGCGCGGAGTACGGCATCGAGAGAATCTTGAGGCCGGGGAACCTCGCGAAGTCGTTCCAGGCGTCGTCGAACTTCTTCGTTCCCGTCCGCTTCGAGAGCCAGAGGAACGTCCGGTGGTCGACTTCGGGAAGGTGGGTCGGGATCTCGTCGAGCGTCCAGTTAGGGGCGACGGAGAGCGGCGCGAGCACGATCGCCACGTCGAGCTCGCCGGCCTGGTGGAGCGCGGCCATCGAGTCGATCACGGGCTTCGTCTTCCCGACGCCTTGCTCCCACCATAGGGCGCGGGACTCGTCGGCGTGGTGTCGCTCGAACTCGTCGAGCTGGTACGGGCGGGGATTCGTCTTGAAGGCTAGCGGCATGACGGCGGGGGAAAAGAGGCCGGCCGCGCCGTGTGGAAGCGCGACCGGCCAATGGCTCTTCGATGCACGATTCTACACCGTCGGTCTAGCTTGTCGAGAAAAAGTGAGCCGGCATCGCCCCGCAACGATGCCGGCTCGAGGGCCGCGAATCGAGATGACCCATGCGCTCCGGCCGGCCATCGTCTCACGTCGAGACCTCGGGCGCAAGCGGCGAGCGTACTCAACCTCCCCGACAGGTTGAGTACGAGGTTGTTCACGCCTGGGCCCGATGCGGAGGGAGCGTCTCAACCTCCCGACCTGACTCAACCTCTTCCGGAAAAGATGAGAGAGAGGTACTCCGGCCGTCTGGCGGGAAAACACCCTTCGAGGTTGAGTACGGTTGAGACCCAAAAACCGTTCCAGACGAACCTCCCCTCGCACGGGCCCGACAGGGGCGCCGGGTGTACTCAACCTCCCAGAAATAGGTCGAGTACAGGTTGAGTCAGGTCGAGTACACCCGCTCAAGGCGCCGGGCCTCGCCGGTCGATGTACCCTTCGTCATGCGAACCGAAACCTACGCCGTCCGCCGCCAGATCGAGACGAACCCGCTCGCGGAGACCCTCTCCGATCTCGGCCGCCTGTTCCGCGCCGCGCTCCCGCTCCTGGTCTGGGGCGCCGCTCCGATGTTCGTCCTCTTTCTGGTGAAGGGGGCCCTCGCGTCATGAACCGCGATCGCTGGCTCGCCTTGAGGAATCTGTACCAGTCCGTCACCATGCGACCGATGCCTCGAGGCAAGGAAGAGGAGGCGGAGAGGGTCGTCCGCGAGCGGCTCGGCGACGAGGAGTTCGAGCGCCTCATGTCGCTCCAGACCAGACACCCGGGAACCCGTCGAGGCCCGATCAACGGAGCGGGATGATGAGACTCTCCGAGGCCCAGAAGGAGGCCGTTGCCGGTCGCTACCCGAACGCGAAGCTCTCTCGTGTCGGTGCCGGGTGGTTCGTGATCGGATTCCACCGGAAGAACGTCAACACCCTGGACGGCTACCGTCCCGGATGGTGGGCGCTCAAGGTCGAAGACGTGATCGTGGCGACCGAAACGAGACACGTCTGGGTCTCCGAGGTCGGTTACGGATTCCAGACCCGAAGGAAGGCCGTCGACGCCTGTCGGATTTCCTGACCGCGCGCGAGCGGTAGAGGTAGACTTTCAGACGAAGGCGACTCCCCTTCATGGTGTGCCCCAGAGGCCCTTCCCGTGGCGGCGCGGGGAGGGCCTCACTTTTTCTCGGATTTCGTCGGGGAACCCGGCGTATCCTGCCGAAGAGAGCAGTGTGATGCACGCGACGCAAACCCAAGGAGGCTCGATGAACGAGCGACTCGAAACTCTCCGCGCCCAGGGCGCGACGATCTCGACCTTCCGCGAGGCGAAGAAGGTCGCCCGCAAGAACCCCGGCCGCGCCGTCTACTCGGACGCGGGCGACGGCTGGACGACCGAGTGGGTCTTCTGCGCCCGCCGCGGTCGCGTTTGCTCGGTGGCGATCTCGCCGAGCGGGGAGCGGGTGGTCTGATGAAGCCCGCCGACTTCGAGAAGGCGCGCGCCGAGCGCGCTGGCGAGATTCTCCGGCGCCGCGCCGAGTCCCTCCGGTGTTCGTGCGGCAACGGGCCGAACCACGCCCCGGACTGCTCGTACGAGCGCGCGCTCGAGGACATCTGGGACCAGGCCGGCGAGGAGATCTTCGAGGAGGCCGAGGCTCGCCGCGTCGCCCGGAACGATGCCGCTCGCCGGCGGGGGATCCCGTCATGAACGAGCTCGAGCACGGACACCGCGAGAGCGAGCGCCTCCACGCGATCGCCCTCGGCCCGGTGAAGAACCTCCTCCAGGTCCGGAGCGCGCGACACGGCTCCGTCTTCGTGAGGGGCCGGTCGATCCGTCACGTCGGGAACGACGGGAAGGCGATCGCGATCTCGCTCGGCTCGTCCGGCGACCTCCGGCGCCTGGCCGAGGCCCTCCTGGCGGCGGCCGACCAGGTCGACGAGTCGGCCGCGAGGTGCGGCCGATGACGCGGGACTACGAAACCGCGCGCCGGGAGGCCCAGGAGAAGGCCGACCGGACGCGATGCTACGTCCGCCTCAAGAGGGACCTCTTCGGTTCCTGGAACTCCCTCGTCGTCCCGAACCTCGACCGGCAGTACGGGAGGGATCTCGAGGGCGAGCTCGTCCGCCCGCAGAGCCCGCGGTGAGGTCACCTCGCGTACGACGGGCTGTCGTCGGCCCGGAGGTGTTCGAGGCGATGGGACGCCTCGTCGAGCGTCCTACCGTCCTTCATAAGGTCCACCCGACCCTCCTCGATCTCGGCTTCGCCTTCCTGGCGTACGGAGAGAAGGCCCGGTCTCTCGGCCTCGGTCACCCGACCCAGGCCGGGATCGACTGGTACTGGGACGTGAAGAGCGGCGGACGTTTCGGGTCGGCGCTCTTCCTCGCCTGGCACTGGGAACAGAGGGCCCTCTTCGCCGAGAGCCGCCTTGCGGAGGCGGAGGCTCGCCTTGCAGAGCTCGGATTCCCTGGTACACTTGACGACGACACCGATGAGCTACCATCGAGAGAAGACGACCAGGACCAGAACCCGGAGGACTCGACCGATGAAGTGACCTAGCGAGCTCTCAAAAGGTGAATACGAACGCGGCCGGGACTCGGAGTTCCGGCCGCGAGCATGTACGGACGTGGCCCTGTTGTAACGGTAGCCTGTCGGGTTGTGTCCCCGACGGACCGGGTTCGAGTCCCGGGGGTCACCCCACTCCTCGATAGGCCCTGGAGGGTATAGACGGCCGTTATGCCCTCCAGGGCCTATTCGACGAGGATGAAGTAGCCGTCGGTCCCGGCGCCCGGCGCGGTCATCGTGAGTTGCTTCCGGATCGAGCTCGCCGTCCCTTGGTGGCGGACCTCGATGAGATCGCCGACGCCGACGCCCGCGATCGTTCCCGGTCCGGTTCCGCCGCCGGCGATGAGCGTCGTCCAGGCGCCGAAGCCGCCGCCGGTGTCGATGCGGTACTCCACGTCCTCGCCGCCGGGAAGCGCGGTCGAGAGAGAGAACGAGTGAGTCCCCGCCGCGTCCGCGGTGTAGGTGTTCGACGCGACGCCGTCCGATCGGGCCCCGAAGTTGAAGTCTCCGGTCAGGGCCGAGGACGTGTCGAAGTCGTGCTTCGCGACGTTTCTCGAGACGAGGTCCGTGTCCGGTCCGTCGTCGTGCTTCGACGAGATCTCGAGGCTCATCCGGCTCGGGATGACGCCGTCGGTCTGGGCGAGGATGTCGATCCGCCGGACGGTGTGAGAGTTCCCGATGACGTCGACGTCCGTGAAGAGAGAGGTCGGCGTCCCGTCCGGGTCGTCGATCGCGTCGACGTCGTGGTCCGTGGAGTTCGCCGACGGGTAGTCGGGGAACAGAGTCGCCGCGTCGGTCGTGAGCGCCGCGATCTCGTCGCCGCCGTCTCCGGTCCGGTAGTCGCGACGGATGAAGTCGAGGTCGATCCCGAAGTCCTCCGGACCGGAACCGTTGCCCTCGAGCGTCGTCGAGGTCTTGTATGCCGTACCGTCGAGGGAGATCCGCCCCGGGCAGTACGGCCGGCGGATCCGCTTCGCCATCTGGAAGGCGATCGTCGTCGCCGACGCCGAGGCGAGGGTCGCGGAGCGCGTCCGGGGAAGAAGCCGGACGTCGACGTTGTCGGTCTCCGGGATCGCGTTGTCGGCGAGGTTGCCGACGAGGAGATAGACCGGGTCCGAGGCCGAGTGATCTTCCTGAGCGGAATCCAGAACTCCGCGGTAGACGTTCGAGAGACGGACGTTTCCGCCGTTGATCGCCGCCGAGCTCGCGAGCATGAACTCCGACCCGACGAGGATAAGGTTGACGAGGTTCGTCCCGACGTCGACCGGGTCGGTCGAGTCGGTGAAGGCCGCTTCGAGAACAGACTGGGTCTCCGGATCGGGATCGACGTCGATCGTCGCGGTCGGGATCGCCGTTCCCTTCGAGAGCGAGTTCGCCAGGTTGCCGACGAGCATGAAGGCGAACGACTCCCCGACTTCCGAGAAGGAGCCCGAGGGGGTCCCGCTGGCGTGGCGCTCGGTGATCTTGAACGTGACCGCGCCGTTCGTACGGCGACCGCCGGCCCAGAAGAGAGGCGAGGTCGAGGCGCCCGTCCCGCGGAACACGATCCCGCGCGGGGCCTCGAAAGCGATCTGCTCGTCGGAAGGGATCGAGACCGGGGTCGAGCTCGGCGGCGTCCACTGGGTCGGAGGTGGCGCTCCGGCGATCCCGGCCGCGAACTGGAACACGTCCTCGACGATCGAGAGCTTGATTCGGTCCTGTTGGAGGTTCCCGTAGTCTACTCGGTTGATCCGGAACGCCCGCTTCGAGCCGAAGCGGTTCGAGTCCGTCCAGGCGATCACGCCTCCGGGAATCACGTCCCAGAAGGAGCGATCGACCTCTATGTCCGCCACGATGAGCGGGGTCGAGAGCGTCGTAAGGTCGCGCGTCGCCACCCGGGCCGCGAGCGTCGCGTTCTTGATCCCCGGGTAGTTCTGTTTCGCCGTGATCGACTTGACGGTCGCGACGGTCCCGCCTCCCTGGATCAGGGCGTTAGAAATGTCCTTCGCGGTCGCGGTGTCCCCGCTGTAGTCGAGATCTCGGTTTCCGAAGGCGACCTGGACGACGTTCGTCGTGTCTTGAATGTCTCCGACCTTGAAGTTCTCGACCTTGATCGGCGAGGTGAGCTGGTGGACGGTGTCGATGTCGTAGCCGAACTGGGCGTGACCCGGCTCGCGTGCGAGCTGGACGGTCCACTTCCCGGTCCGGTGATCGACGAAGAAGACGCCGTCGATCTGCCGCGCGATCTCGTCAAGGAAGTCGGACGCGGTCATCTCGCGATCGACGAGCATCGAGAACCCGTTCCCCTCGGCAAGGAGCGCCGTCGCGGCCGAGGTAAAATTCGCCGTATCGACCTTCGCCGCCGCGTACCCGAAACCCCATTCCGAGTTCGTGAGGAGCTCGTACGCGACGTTCATCGGATTCATGTCGTTCCCGCCGTTCACCGAGGCGGTTCCGAGCCCGAGGGGGTTCGCGATGCGGCGGATCTCGAAGCTCCACGGCTTGATCGAGGTCGAGTTCCCGATGTACCCTCCCTCGAAGACGGCGTACGCCGTGCCGGTGAAGCGCGGGGTCTGGCCGCCGATCTGGAGCTCGGTCGTCCCGTCGAGGTACGAGTTGACCGCCTGGGTCGTCGTGCCGCCCTGCCAGGACACCGTACCGACAACGCCGCCGTTGCCGAGATCGTTTCCTCCGAAGAGCTCCGGTTCGTCGATGAGGGTAGACCCGCCGCTCGAGACGGAGCCGGTGAAGACCTTGTCGTCACCGACCCAGATACCGCGGAGCTCGACGGGAACGGTGTCGTCCCCTCTCGAGATGCCGAACATGATCCCGACGTTGTAGGAGAAGCCTTTCGTGATCGTCTCGGACGAGAAGAGGCCGGTCTTGACCTTCTCGGTGATCGGGATCTGTTGGAGGTCGCCGTACCAGGTGACGTTCGCTCCCTTCTGGCGAACCGTGCCGAAGACGAGAGGGACCTTCCGATCCTGGGTCGCCGTCGGGAACTGAAAGTCGCCGAGCACGGACGGCCGCGCGTCCTCGAATTGCGGCTTCGGTCGGAGGAGCTCCGAGATGACGAAGACCGCGGCGAGGAGGAGTAGCGTGAGGAACATCCTAGAGCTCCGACTGGAAGGGGTTCTTCGTCGGCACGAACGGGAAGCCACCGAACTCGATGACGTTATTGAAGACGTTGAGACAGTCCGAGTCGATGATGAAGTCGCACCCCTTGAAGGCGTCGACCGTGAGCCCGAGGATCGAGTTCTTGAAGGAGCGGTTCAACGTGAGGACATCGCCGACCTGGGAGGTGATGAGACGGAAGTCGGTCAGACCAAACGGCTTGACGTAGCCGCCGCGGAAAGTCTGGTCGGCGAAGGCGCCGACGCCGGGGACGGTGATGTTCGACCCGCTCTCGGCGGAGACCGCCGCGGTGACTTTGTGGGCGTTTGGATCGACGCCGCACCCGGGGTCGTAGAGGAAGTGGTTACAGACCGCAGAGAACGAGAAGCGCGGGATCGGTCGACCGGTCGCCGCCTCCTCGGACGTGATCCCGAGGATGATCTCCTGGCCGTCCTCGGGAAACTCGGCGCCGCGGACGATGCCGTTGAATTCGACCGCCTGGGTCGTGCCGATCGAAGGCGTCTCGTCCCGCTGGACGCGGATGATCGTGACGAAGCCCGGAAGGCCGGGGGCGACCTCCTTCCACTGGGACGCGAACGGATTCGACGCGGGGAGCGTGATCGTGAGCTCGCGCTGGCGCTCGTCCCGCCCCTGAGCGACGGTCGAGTTTCGACGGATGCTCTCCGGGGTGAAGATCTCCAGGCCGATCGGAATCTCGTCCTCCGAAGTCGTGTACAGGTACTCCTCGCTTCCGATAGCGAATCGGTAGAGCTCGACCGGCCGGCCGAGTTCGAGAGAGCTCTCGAGGGTGTCGTAGGTAGCCACTAGTCGAAGACCCTCCGGACCGGAGAGAAGACCTTCGCCCGACCGATCCCTTCGTGGCGAATCCGGAACTCGTCACCAGAGAAGCGGACGTTCTCGAGGAACTCGACGCGCGAGATCTCGGAGACGGTCTTGTTCACTCCCCAGGTCGTGTCGAGGGTGAGCTCCTCCTCGTCGTCGTCGATCTCGATCGCCGACTGGATCTCTCGCTCGATCTGGCTTCCGTCGGTGAACGTGGCTCGGATGTCTCGCCTCTGCTCCTGGCCGCCCACGAAGCGGGCGTACCCGACGTTCTCGATGACGAGCTTGTCCGAGGCGGACGTGATGTCCTGGGTCGGGAGGAGGTCCTCGTCGAATGTCGGGATCCAAAACGAGATCCGAGGACCGTCGAGGAAGGTGAGAAGGCGACGGACCTCGATCATCCTCGCGCGATCCTGGACGAAGAACCCCTTCTGGTGGTCGCGCTTCGGCGCGACCCAGACGGGGAGCTGGGTCACTACGCCGGTTTCGTTGTCGATGACGACGGTCCGAGCCTGCCGGCTCACGTCGAGAGACCCACCCTCTAGGAGGTTACACTCGTCGAGGAGGACCTTCGTCTTGTACGTCGAGAACGGCGTCGCGTCGCCGGTGAGGACGCCGGTCGTGTTGTCCACGACCCGGAATCGGATACGAAAGTTCTCGACGTTCTTCGGAGGTCGAGATCCGCGAACGAGCGCCGCGATATGAGCGGTACGGACCGGGTACACGAACTCCCCGACCGAGTAGGAGTTTTGGATCGCCGAGGAAAACGTGATCGTCGTGTCGGACTTCGTCGCGATCGTGAGGACGTCGAAGGTGTCGTTATCCTTGAACACGACCGCGAGACCGCCGATGCGGAAGTCACAGTCGGCCGCGCCGAGAACCGATACGGAGACGCCCGAGGAGACCGCCGCGGTGAGAGGGACTCCTTCGTGTTTCAGAGGGAGCGCGAACTGGCGCGCCTGCCATCCGTGGAGAAGGGATTTCATCCGGCGCTTCTCTCGTCCCTGGAGCCGGTAGAGGAGGTCGAAGAGCTGTCGAGGTGCCGCGCGCTTTCCGCTCCTTTGCTCGCCGCCGTCCTGTTTTGTGAGGATCCCGGTCTTGAACTGGAGGAACTCGTCGAACGGCTTCTCCCAGTCGAACGGGATGAGAACGATCCGGCTTCCCGCGACGAAGAGCTGGACGGTCCCGCCGGGGGAGAAAGTGAAGTCGATAGTCGTGTCGAAGTTCGCCGGTCCGTTCGGGTCGGCCTGGACCTTCGTCTTCACCGGCGAGAGTCGCGTCGAGCTCGGATCGAGGTACGAACAGAAGGCGTCGAGAACGTCGACCGGGGTCGGGAGATTCGGGAGGGTGATTCCCGCTCCGGCATTGTTGACGATCGTCGTGAGATTCGCGGGCGCGGTGTGGGCGTTGAAGATCTCGTACTCGTCCTGGACGGTCGTGATGATGTTCCCGAAATCGACGCCGTCGACCTGTCTCGGGAGGAGGTGTACCGCCTCGAACCAGTCGCGGCCGACGGTGATCTCCTGGCTCGCGCCGGCATGATCCGCGCCGCCGGCGCCGGGAGGGGTGACTCCCCCGGCCGCGGTGAACTCGGCTCCTTTGATGTCGTCGAGAACGATCGTCTCTTCCGGAAGAGCCCGGCGAGCTCCGACCACGGACCGACCGCGCGCCTGGGGCGAGGGCCCCGGAGGCGCCGCGAGCGGCTCGAGATCGACGATGCTACCGGGAAAGTCCGCCATCGCTAGCTCGTCTCCTTGCGGTACGCGATTCCCTGGTCGCGAGTGTCGTTCGACCCGGAATTGTCACGCCACGACGGGAAGACGACCCAGGTGTCCGAGCCGACGGTGAGTTCCTGCCCGGGGAGGAAGTGTTCGATGTTCACCCCGCGGACGTCCGGCATGATGCCGAGCGAGAAGATCTCGTCGATCGACGGATCCCTGTCGAGGTAGTACAGGGGGATCGGGTACATGGGGATCAGGCCGGAGATCGACTGGACGCTCGTCCTCGCGAAGAAGCGGGCGGTCAGACCTCCGCGGAAGCCTCCCTGGCAGAAGTGGCGATCTTCGCCGGCGCGGTCGGTTCCCCAGTTTGAGGCGTTCGCGTCGCCGCATACGACGAGCCACTTCTCCGAGGCGGTCAGGTTTTGAAGGCCCTCGGCATGGAGGGTCGCGAAGAAGGGCGTCATTCCGGCGCCGGCCGTGAGACCGTCAAGAGAGATCGAGCCGTCCACCATCGCGGGCGTCGACGAGATTCCGGATCGCTTGAAGCCGTAGGAGTACGCTCCTCCAGTCCACGAACCGATCTTGAGAAGGTTACCGAACCCGAACGAGACGAGCTGGGCGGGCGGCCCCGCCACCCGCTCGACGACGACGTGGCAGTAATCGCGACTCGCGCCGCCTCCCTCGAAGAACCAGTACCTCATTGTCGAGTCGACGAGTTCGCAATGGCGGCCGGTGATGATCGTCGCGTTCGAGCCCGAGATCTCTCCCTGGCCCGAGTCGTCGGTATGGTTCCCGGGCGCCGTACCGACCGCGTCGAAATCGAGGGACTGGTACACCGCGGCGGCCGTCGGCGAGCCGGTGTCCCACCGGAACTGTACCTCGATCTGGTCGGGAGCTCCGGTTCGAGCGAAGCCCTTCGTCCCGCCGGTCGTGAGACCGCGATCGGTCCACCCGCTCGCGGTAGACGTGAGGAAGGTGTCGAGCTTGTCGAAGAGGTCCGCGATGTCGGACGCGGTGCCGGTTTCGTAGACCATCTCTCTACGCCTCTCGCATCGCCATAAAGGAGTACGGTTCCGTACGGATGCCGTTAGGGAAGACGCGGTACACGATCGTCGGGTCGTTCGGATCCGTGATCGTATCCTCGGCCGCGATCGTCGACCCGTCGGTCTTCGTGCCGGAAACCCAGTAGACGTTCGAGAGGCGCCCGGCCGGACCCCACTCGATCGGGTTCCCGGTGGTGACCTGGAGGGTCAGAACGGCCGGATAGAGCTGATGCTCGTCGGTGCCGGGTGCCGGCTTGAGAACGAGCGTCGCGGTCTGTCCGTTGTTCTTCGTGATCGAGTTGTACCAGACGATCGACCCCTCGTGGCCGATGTAGTCCTGGTCGGACGCCTGAGCCTGTCGAGGCTGGCCGATCGGAAACATGACCCGGTCCTGGGCGATCGTGAGAGGGAAGCCCGTCCCCTGAGCGTTCCGACATCCTGGATAGGCCCCGTCGGCGACGCGACGATAGTAGAAGGGCCCGTTCCTTCCCGAGTGGTTGAAAAGCTCGGTCAGACCAGATACGTCGATCGAGTCGGTAGAGTTGTTCGTCCAGACCCGCGAGCCGTTCACGGATCCGCCCATGAACATCGGGTACGGCGACTCGGTCGCGGTCCCGAAGGGATCCATGAGTCCGAGGTAGAACTGGTGGTATGCGTTGACCGAGGTTCCGACGGTCTTGTTCACGCCCGCGATCTTGCGGGCGTTCATCGAGAGCCAGCACGACTCCGCCGCGTTGAACGACGGCACGTACGAGCCCGAGGAGGAGGAGATCGTGTCCGACGCGGAGTTCGCGCCGATCTGGTTCTCTAGCGCGAGTCCGTCGTTGTACGTGTCCATGACCAGAAGTAGGAGGCCGTAGTAGTCATCGACCCCGGACTCCTCGAAATAGGACACGAAGCCGACGATCGGAGCGTCGCCGTCGGCGACCGTGCCCTGGAGGACGACCTGTTTCTCGTCCGTCTCGCCGTGCGGCGTCGTGTAATCATGGTCGTCCCGAAGGGCGTACCATCCGGTCGCCGCGAGCGTGACGTCGATCTGGACCGTCCCGCCTCCTCCCCCGGATAGGACCAGGTTCGAGGCGCCGGTGATCGCCTGGAGGGAGAGATCCACGGTAAGACCGGATCCGGTCTGGCCGTCGATCACGGTCGTCGTCGCCGCGGTCGTCGACGGATCCGTCCCTCCTTCGTAGTTCCCTCCGCCCTCGAAGAGCGAAACCGCGGTCACGACTCCGGAGCCGTTCGTGGTCGCCTCGAGCTTGCATCGTTGCCGAAAGTCGGTCACCGAGGAATGACCCTCGTCGATCTCGACGATGACGGTCGAGCTCGCCGGGTACCCGGAGCCTCCGGAGTTGACCGAGGGCGAGGTAACGCGGCGCCCGAAGGAACCGCCGTTCACGATGCGGAGCTCGGTGATGACGCCCGAGGACTCGGCGGTCACCTCGAAGCTCGCGTCGTGAATCCCGCTCGCGTGGGAGTACGTGAGGATGTCTCCGACGGAGTAGCCGGTCCCGCCGGAGTCGATGTTGTCGACCGACGCGATATGGGAGGAGGTCGCGATCTGGACGAGCTGGGCCAGAAGATCGCGGTAATACGCCTGTTCGGAGTTCGAGGACGTGATCGCTTGCCAGGTCACGAGAGGACCCCCTTCGCCTGGTTACGGTTTCGGTGGAGGACGTTGATGATCCGCTGGTCGAAGTCTCCCGAGTCGATCGCGTTTCCGACCTCGTCGGGGTCGGTGACGGTGACGACCTGGACGTTGACCGGCGGGGACTGGACGACGGTATCTCCGCCGCTCCCCGCTAGCATCGCCTGAGTCTGCCCGTTCGGCAGGATCATACCGGACTCGCGCGGGGTGAAGATCTCCGGGCCGCGCTCGCCGACGAGGAACGGGAGTCCGGCCTGGACGGGGCCGCCGCTCTGTCGAGAGCCGGCGACCGCGTTCGCGGCGAACGAGCCGACCGTCCCGGCGCCCGGGAGGATCGCGTTTAGGGCCTGGAGGATGAGAAGGCGGACCAGGAGCCGCGCCAGGTCGTCGAGGAGCTGGTCGA